ATTATCATGGTCGTGGTAAAAACTAAGTTCCTTTTTATGTGAGTTTAGAGTATTTTCAAGATCACGTTTTAACACCTTGGCCTTTTCGTTCTTATTTTGGACACTTTGTTTATCGGACGTGGTTTCAATGAGCGAGGAGACCTTACCTTCGATACTTTCGATCTTGTCTTTTTCCATTTCGATGTTCGATATATGCTCACCCATCTTCTCCTTTATTTTGGTAACTTCTGCCTCTCTTATAACACGGATATCTTTTGCGGATTGGGCGGCAGACTCTATTTTGGCTTGTACGATATCAATTTCATAGCCATTTTCAGAGATCGTGGTTTTATTATCACTGATTTTATCTTTAACCAATAGGTTCATGGTACTGAATACCTGAATGTCTAATAAGTCCTCAATAATATCTCTTCGTTGGCCTACAGATAATTCCATAAAAGGCACATAAGTAGCAGAACCTAAAATAACAATCTGATTAAAAGATTTGTAGTTAATCCCAAGAATATTTGTCTCTAAGTAACCCTGATAATCTCGTTTTGCAGAGTCCTGATTAATTAATTCCCCGTCTTTCCATATTTCAAATACGGAAGGATACATGCCACGCTTAATTTTATAATTATTACCACCGACAGAGAAATCAATCTCAACGAGTTGATCTTTCTTATTAATACTGTTTACAAGCTGTGGTTTATTAATCTTGCGGAAAGGTTTACCATAAAGTCCATAAACAATTGCATCCAGCATGGTTGATTTGCCAGAACCATTTGAACCGCTTACCAATGTTGTTGGTTTACGGTCTAAGTCTATAGTAGTAAATGAATTTCCTGTAGATAATGTGTTTTTATATCTAATTCTTTTGAAGTGTATGCGCATTAAATATTCAAAGCCTCTATATAGAGATCATCAATTAATTTCTTAATTTTAGGTTTCTCAATGGTGGTTTCAAGTGAGTCAATATAGTCGTGAAGAATATCCTTTGTGTCCTTGGTTTCATCCAAAATCTCATCCACCCCTGCTGCTTCAAGATTAAGAGCATCATCTATTGCCTTTACATCGGCTGCGCCAGAGTCTGATAATCTACTCATAAACATATCGTAAATATAGGGGTTAGTTCTATTCTTTACCACGACCTTAATATAGGTGTCTTTTAGCATGGAAACATCGAGATTTGCAATATCATCAATAGTCATATCCGTATCGTCATAGTCTAATTTATAGAAAATGTAATTTGGATTTAGTACACGAGTAACTTCACGTGTTTCTGTATCAAACACATTAAACCCTCGCTTGCCTTGATAATCGGACCAGGTCATCTCATATGGGGCGCCTAGATACTCGATATTTCTATATCTGGACGGGTGGTGAAAGTGACCTGAATATACAGATTCAAATCCTTTAAACACATCCATATTCATACCGTGTGTGCACAATTGACCTTTCATCATTTCAAAGCCTTGAACTTCAAGATGGCCCATTAATACGTGTGCAGTAGATTCCTGTACAGCCTTCATGCACTCTTCGGCATTTGCTTTTGAAATCCATGGCAGCATTAAGAATTTGGTAGACCCAAAAGTTATTTCCTCAGGAGAATGCTCGTATATGTGAAAGTTATCGTATTCTCTAAGTAGCAAATTCATTGAATTTACTTCGTTGGTGTTGGTATAATATGTAGTATGATTACCAACTAGAGCATGATAATTGATATTTCTTTTGGCTAGTTGGTCAAAAAAGTATTTCTTGCCACGCTGTAATGAAACATAATTAATAAACTTGCGCCTATCAAATGTATCACCCAAATCAAATACGGTATCAATACCATGCTCATCCAGATATGGGAAAAACACTTCCATAAAGAATTTTTCTTGGTGGTTCTGAAAGATATTACTATCCCCTCTGACACCAATATGCATATCTGTTACAATTGCAATTTTCAAAGTTTACCCTCTTGTCTCATCTTTGCTCTAATTTTGGTAGCAGAAATGCTATGGGTCTCAGCACCAAGATCATGCTCTGTAAATGTATAGCCAACGCCCCTACCATAGCTTATGTCGACAATGTTTGGTACTTCCAAAATAAGATATTCCCTGCCGTTTTCATATCCATGAGGAAGTAATCCTTTTTCAATATTTTCAATTACATCAATCATGCCAAAAGGATTGTCATCTTGTTTAGCAGTACGTCCTGCACCAGCATCATTTCCTACAATCCCACCTACATCTCTTACCATTATAACAACTTGTCCGGTAATGTCAACACATTTTTTGAACAGAGTTGTATGTCCGTCATGCCATGGCTGCCAACGTCCTAACATCTGCACTGTCGGCTTTTTATAATCAAACATTAGAATCTCCTTGTTACCGGAAGTGCTTTAGGACCTGAAGAAGTCATTTCCATGCCTAGAGCATTACCTACAAAAATTTTACCATTCCATTTCATTTTTATTTTATTGCCTGCAACATAGGCATCAAATGATTCGCCCATTCGTATATTATCTGCTTCAGCATCAACAGCAACATCTGTTCGAGTACTAATTAATGTGGCAGTTTTTTCATAATAAACTTTTTCATTTCTCATTTTTTAACTCCAAATGTAATATACCTATACCACAATCTTTCATGGCCATAATACAAAATAAACTTGATAATCAAGTCTGCAACAAAAATACCACCTACTGCTTTCGGCGGTAAACCAAATAACAATGCAATTATTGCAGTCGTTATGCTTGCAATTATCCTCCATGTTACTGCTTTAGCTAAATGTCGTTTTCTTGTTACCCCTTCACTCATTCTATGTTACCTCATTTTCCTTTGAATAAACAGTTCTTACCATTTTACCGTTCTTTACTTTCCACAATTCTGCTTCACCGCTGTGACGAATATATCGGCGACCGCCATCAATCATTTTGCCGTCAACAAACAGGCAGTCGTGGTGTGATTGGCTATACCAATAATTACCATCTTTGTCTTGTATCATTCCAAACTCAAAATCCTCAACCTTATCGGCATTCGTAATCATTAGAGTGCCGTCTGACGCTGGATCTGAATTACGAAATAGACCAAAATATTTGTTGCCAAATTGGGGGTGTGGAGTAGCTCTATAGAAAATATCCATAGGTACATCACTCGCATCAAGATCAGTACTACACACGTAAGTAATATCAACACCGTCTTTCTTACTGTATAGTTTTTCAACTCTTTCGGTATCGAAAATGGGTGCGTGTTTAATCATTACGTTCCATCCATGTTTTTACAACAGGTAATAGTTGTTGGTGTGTATCGGTAAACCATCCTTTAACATGATAATCACACATGATGGGATTCTCGAACATTTTATTAGTATCCTCAAATCGTCCTTCATCAATAGTATCCATCCAAACGCTAAAGTCAGGATCAAACTCAAGTCGTGCAGCTTCAGTAGGACAAACAAAATCTGCTACAGCAATTTTACCTGCCATTACTGCCCCGTCCGAAAGATGTTTCATACGTTGTGCTTGACGCATACGTCCTTCTGGCGTAAAGTCCCAGTCGTCATACCTCGTGCGTACTTCGTCTGCATTAATATGGACGCCGCCTAGTAGATCAGCAAAAGGTTTTGCTAATGTACTTTTGCCACTTCCAGGTAAGCCAAAAATCAAAATTTTCAAGTTAATCTCCTTGCTTAGTAGTAGTTTTTTTAGTTTTAATCTTGTCTTCATAATCCTCAATGAAATCGTTGATATAGTCGGGTGGAGCATTCATATGTATTGCTGTATCATTTGAATCATGTACAGATGCTTCCGTCATCATATGCTGTGATGACTTGAACCTAATATACATTTGTTTCTTTTCATTTTGAATCCTACGGAGAAAAGCATACCAAATAATTTGAGTAAAATATGCAAATGGATTCTGGGATTTTTCGGGATCAAAGTTAAGAATATATCTAAGACAATTTTCAATGCCATCAGAGATCATATCATCCTTGTATGAGTATCCAGAGAAATTGGGTTTTGTTGCCAGTCTAGTAGCAATCTGATATATGCAGTTACCAATGTAGTCAGGAACCTTAGGTCGTTCCTCTCCAGCGTCTTCTGCCTCATGGCACAATTTACGGTAAACAATCAGTGCATCTAGTAAGTCACCGTTGTTTACATAATTTTTCTTCTTACGTCGAGCCATGTGATATGTTTCTCCAATTATTGTTAAGTTATATTAATAGTACACCATCTTTGCATATAAGTCAACCATTATTTTTATTGAATTTTTTTCATTTTAGGGGTTGACAAGTGCTCAAGAACGGTTATAATAGAACTATCGGTTCTTAATACACCATTATATTTCTACTGTGTATATCTTGAATTTGAATTGCTCTTCAGAGTAGATATTGATTCTTTTTCTGAAATGTTTGAGCGTGTAATTTTCAAACGATCCGTTTGAAAGGTCATCGGTAATATCGTACAAGGTTGCCTTATCGGCATCATTACCCTTCCTTAGAGTCCTACCTATTGACTGAAGCACTTTGATCTCTGATTTGGATCCAGATGCAAAGATTACATTGTCAAGTTTCTTCAAGTTCACTCCAGTAGAGAATACACCATAGGATGCAAGGATGTCATGCTGTTTGATAGGATCATTTTCAATCAAGTGTCTAATTCTTTCCCTATCATCACCAGAGGTTCCTCCGTATATAAAATGTAACTGCCTATCTTCTTTTTGTAGCAAAGGTTCAAGTATCTTCCCGTGTTTCTCTACCAGATCAAATAGTACAAGATTGTTTTGACCCTCCAGCGACCATAGAAGATTTCGTATAAACATATTTCTTTTTGGATGATTTACAATAAATTCCCGTTCGGCAGGATATTTTTTAACCGTATCAACCTTATTTATGGCGTCTTTGAAAACTTTTCTAGCTTCTTTATTGTGTGATAGGATAATTGCCTTTACATTAAAGTCAGCAATCGTTCCCTCATCCATAAGATCTTTAGTACTTACAAATTTGACTACTGGTCCAAATGATCCTTCTAAAACCATTCTGTGTGTTTTTGACTCCGAGGATTTTAAAGTACCGGTAAAGCCATGTCTGTAATCACAATCAGTAAGTTTTTCCATAATTTTGGTAAGGGATTTTGCTTGGAACAAATGAGCTTCATCACCCAAGACAACTCTGAATTGGTCGAACCATTCTTTATCTAGCTTTATTAGAGATTGCCATGTGGATATAACAATGGGTGCTGAGGTATTTTTATCTACCCCACCTTGAATAGTATAGATAATATCGGGATCACAGCCGTAATCAATGAAGTCACCTTTCATCTGGTGTACTAGGCCGATCGTAGGTACGATTATAAGAGTGCGATGGTTATATGCATTGTAGTAGTGTTGCTGTATAAGATATATTATGAGTGACTTACCAGACGATGTGGGAGAAACCGATAATGATCTCTTTTTTCTTATTGCATTTACAACATAATCATTCTGGTAATCTCTTGGCTCGAATTTACACTTTATTTCTTTTGCAAGTTCATAGCCGTAGTCGGATTCACATTCTGTTTCTTGGAATTGTGTGTCCATTCTGAGTTCGTAATCTCTTACCTCACAGAATTGCTTTAATTTTTCAAGTAGACCTACATATAGGACAGGCCTCATTGGGTTATAAAGTCGGATCACACCATCCCAATACCTTGCTTTGTAACTAGGATGAAATTGATATCCTTCGGGTTTGAATGAGAAGAACTCTGAGATTTCATGGCGAGTAGAAGCATCAGCCGTTACTTTCATGTAGACAGAATCCATATATTCAACATTCACCACATCACTCATAATATTTTAATATTCTCCTGCCTGGAATTTCAGCACATCTATCATATTCTTAATGATAAAATTTCTACTATGAATAGTTTTAATAATATCTTCCAGAAAATCTGCTCTAGCCTTATGATAATCCATTTTAAGGCTTAATTGAATAACATCCTTGTCCGATTGTAGATATTTATCTAAGTCAGACCGAAGAACTTTGAGTTGGAATGGCTTCCAGCCTCTTTCCCGCATAGTTTCTTCATCTAGTGATCCAGTGTAATATTCGAACTTCATTCGTTCTAGTTCTTTATAATCAAATCGTAATTTTTTTACTCTCAATACTTCTTTATAGTACATATTATAATACTTACTATGGAGTGCAGGAATTTTCTTGGATTCACCTACAAGATTTGTTTCATCTATTTGGGAGTCTTTTGCCCATACTTCACTTATATCGTCAGTACTCATTTCAAACCTCATTTCATTTCAATAATATAATTATATCACATATAATATAGCTGTCAATCTACATCGTCGATATTAAAATATGTATATTTGAATGTTGCAGTTACTTCTGGGTATATTACGTCTTGGTTCTTAATGTCCAAGTTAATTGCAGATAGATCAGTAGGAAAACAATCAATGAATGTAAACTTTTGATTTGGATTTTTAGCACTACTGTTTAATATAATGCTAATGTCAGAAGTTGATAGTTCAGCATTATATGCAGTTTGATTTTGGGGCAATGCGTTTTGTTCTATCCAGTAATAAATTTCCTTATAATTTTTCATGTTCTCATCTATTACAAATGTAACATCCAAGTCGGCATAATTAAGACCTGTCTTAGGAGTATATAAGGTATTTAAAGGTGTAAGTGTTTCAGTTGTGCCAGTATTCAGCCCAGGTATATTTACCATTTGAGTAAAAAACTCAACATTCGGAATACGTTGTATTACCAGGGAGAACGATGTAGGCTGTAAATAATTAGTAATCATATTTGCCTCAATGTGTTTATCCAATACTATTTATATAGAGAGTACGACAGACTATAACCGACTTCAGAGGGTGGTCTATATTAAGCGTCACGCCCCATAACGCTCTGTCATACTGTTATATTTATACGGACAAAAAAAGACCGCCAAAAGCGGTCTAGTTGAAACAGTAAGTAGAAAGCAAGTTACATGTTGCTTAGGTCTTCTATAAACTGTTCCTTAGGTGAAGTATTTTTCCAGTAGCTCAAGTTGCCTTTTGCTTCTTGGATATTTTCTTTTAACTTAATAACCATTTCTTTTGTTAGAGACAGGATATTAATTCCTAGAAGTTTATCCATATCACTATCAAGTGCAGATGTATTATCCAAAGTTTGTTTCATTACTGAAACTTTGTTTCTATTCTTGAACACAATTTTGCTATCAAGTACAGCAATAATAAATTCCATTTTGACTTTTAACCATCTAAGTTCTTCATTTATATTTGAAGTT